GCTCTTCCGATCTTAAAGAAACTGTTCAAATAATTGAATCAATGTATCAACAAGCATTAAGGTTAGTTAAAATTATATGGGCATGGATAGCACAAGCACTTGTAGAAACATTGAATCAAATATGGACATTACTAGGTATGTTTGCAGCATGGTTAGTTTTAGAAGGTAGTGCAAAAACAATAGTTGGATACTCAATTATTTTAGTTCTTGCAATTTGGTTAATTACAATTAGAATAAGAGGAAATGAATAATGGCAAAAGAAGTAAAGCTAGACGACGAAAAGAAAATGGGTGCAGTTAGCGGTATTAAAAATATTCTACTTAGAATAATCGCTGTATTTGCAGCCAATGGACTTGGAGTTATTGGAGCTGGTGCAATTATTGGTATCGATACTATGAGTGCAATAATTCTTGCAGGTACCCTTGGCGTAGCCACTGTGGTAGAGAAATTAGCAAGAGGCTTCATAGACGATGGTAGACTAGATATTGACGAAATCAATAGCGCTTTCAACTCAGTAGACAAGAAAGCTGAAAAGTAGGAGCAAATGCCAAAGGCGCAAAAAAAGGAACCATCAAAGACTTTAAAAGCTGGTGGAGCACCTCATAAGGTATATAAGAAAAAAGGCAAAGTTATTGTTGACCACTTAGATAAAAAAGGTGGCAAATGGGACAAGATTGATTTGACCAAAATGGCTGGAGCCAAGTCTGTAAAAGCAGGAGTAAAGGCAACAAAGGATTGGCATAAAACTAATCCCCATAAGAAAGATAAGAAGTCTAAGTAAGTCGTTTATAAGTAGCGTCGTCTTTTGTGATAGGGTTCTGTCATGGAAGACGACAGCATACTTTTAGAAGCCCATAGCGTGGTTCGTGGCCCTCGTCAAGATAATTATGACCATCCACTAGATAACTTCACCAGAATAGCCAAATTATGGTCTGTAATCCTTGAAAAAGACATAACCCCAGAACAAGTAGGGCTTTGTATGGTTGCCCTTAAAATATCTCGTGAAATCCATAGACCTCAAAGAGATAATTTAGTTGACGGGGCTGGGTACTTTGAGACCGTTCATTTACTAAAAGAAGAGAGGATTAAGCGTTTAGCAAGTGAAGTTTTCCCTTTGGATGAATAATTAAAGGTATGTCTGAAATGAATCAACTTAAGAATATGGAAAAAGCCATTCCTAAAATGGGCTCAGCAGCTAAAGGTATTCTTGGTTTAGTAGTAGGTGGCGCCCTTGGTGGCGGAAATAAGTTTGGTAAAACTGAAACTTCTAATCGCATGGCTGATAGAGCTCATGCTGCCAATGTAGAAGACGAAATGAAAAATAGAGATACTGCTAGAGAGCTTAAAAAGGGCAAACAATTTTCTCAATATAAATCTGAAGAAACAAAACAATCACATAATCAAGCTTTAGAAAAACAAAGATTTGAAGCTGATACAGTTCATGAATTTGCTACAAGATACCCACACGCTACAGAGATTAAACATGGTGGAACTTCAGTTAAATTTGGTAAAAGAGGCTCTTCAAAACCTGCTTCTCCTACAACCGGCTCAAAACCAAAAAATGTTAAAAAGACTAATAACAAAAAAAGTAAGTAATCAAGAATTAAAGGTCGACAGAGCAGAAAACATTTCTAGGGCAAATACTAGAGATTTTAGGGATTCAGTAACCAGAGCTAAAGGCGCTGTAGATGGTATACCCACGGAAGCGATACAATGGAACAGATGGAACGTTTAACTCAGTCTTTTAAAAACTCAGTACTTAAACCAAAAACTGTAAAAGACTCAAGGTTTGGTATTAGAAAACTACCTGTTAGTAAAGAAGACTCAACAGTGTTTACCTACAGCACCCCTGGTAAGGGTCCTAACGGCGAACATATCAACTAGAATAAGTATTTGACCGAAAGGATTTAAATGGCCACATATACCCCCAAAAGACTTGGTACCATGCCAAGTCAACTAACAACTAGCGGTTCTTCAGCTCTCTACACAACTCCTGGTTCTACTAGCACAATTATAAAAAGTATAATTGTTGCCAATACTACTTCAAGTAATGCAACTTTTAACTTTTCAATAGTTACCGCCGTAGCGGCAAACTCTGCTTTAGTTTATGGTTTAACTGTTGCAGGAAACTCAGTTTTAACAATGGATAATTTATCTGTTGTTCTACAAGCTGGTGAATCATTTTTTGCATCTGCCAGCGCAGCAACAACACTTACTTTAACAGTTTCAGGAGTTGAAATTTCCTAATGGCAGTTATAGTTTACGGTCCTACTATTAACGCTGTTAATAATGAAGGACATCAAGAAATCTTAGTTTCCACAGCAGACCCAGTAGTAGGTAACGGTAAAAACGGCGACATCTGGATTAAATACACACCTTAATAATTAGGAGAACAATGCCGGGCTATTTAAAAAATAATAATTCTTGGAAACAAGTAGCTAATACTTATACAAAAGTTGGTGGCTCTTGGAAACTAGGGGCACAGTCTTGGGTAAAAGTTGGCGGCGCTTGGGTTCAATGGTTTTCTTCCGGTATAACTGATTTATTTACTAGAGCAAACGCTTCAAGTAGTCTTGGCGCAGCAACTTCTGGTCAAGCTTGGACTAATCTTCGTGGTGTTTGGAATATAGTTTCTAATAAAGCACAAAGTTCTTCTAGTGCTTCTACCTATCCAATGGCTACTATTGACCTTGGAACTACTCAAAACGCAAACGCTACCGCAAATATCACTGGTGCTGGGGCAGGAATTGCATTTTGGGTAACAGACACTAATTCTTGGTGGGTTGCGGCAACAGATTACAACTTAAATAACTACTCAGTTAGCACAGGATGTGATACTTGTTGCTCTTGCTGCATGATTTATGACTGCTTTACTGATTGTTGCCCACGCATAAATTATTGCGTTCCTTCAGGTAGATGCTCAAGTTGGAACTGTAATTGTTCTACTTGTTGTAACTATGCTGCTAAAACTGATAGATATCATTATCTAAAAGTATTTAGGTCAGTTGCTGGTTCAGTAACAAGCTTGGTTACTACAAATTTATTAACTACTACACATGATGGCGCTAGCGCAGGTTCTTACACGTTAATATCAAGAATTAGACTAGCCCTTACAAACACAGGGCTAACCTTACGTGGATATAACACCGTTGGTACTGAAATAGGTTCTGGAGCAACATACGCTGCAGCAGGAGCCTCACAAAGTAAGTATGGCGTAGCCCTTGCCCCATCAACTCAAAACGCAGTTGACTCTGTAGATGATATAACAGTAGAGTTAGCGTAGAATAAAACCATGACAGAGATTCCTAACCGCCCAGCTAGACCTTGGGATATATTCAATAAAAACCTCAATAATGTAGCCCCAGCTATTATTGAAGAAAGAATGAGTACTTGCCAATCTTGTGAGTTTTTTGTTAAAGCTACTCATCAATGCAAAAAATGTGGTTGCTTTATGGATATAAAAACTAAGTTATTAAATGCTGAATGTCCAATTGGTAAATGGGGTCAAGTAACGATTTCTATGACAGAGGAACAATAGTGTCAGATATATTAAACTCAATTTTTAACAATAAAGCAGTCCCTACAGATAACATTTATTTTGTACTTGTTGACACTACAGATGGCAATAAAGTAATTGATAAAATCAGTGGAAAACAAGAATTTTATGACAATTTAAAAAAAGTAGAAACAGGAGAAATCCTAATAGTTAAACTAGAAAATCCTTCTGACGCAGACGTTGGATTTGTCTATACCCCGGATGAAGGAGAATAATATGGCGTTTGCAAACCCTACCCCACAAGGAGCTAGTCCAAAACCTCCTTACAAAATTGCTTTTGTTATAGATGATGTTGTAGCAGATACAATTCACGTTCCAGACAGATTAGCTGCAGTTCTTTTAAGTGAGCCAAAAATAGTTCTTATCCCAGATGAATTAGAAGAGCAAGTAACACCTGGTTGGAAATATAACGAAACTGACGGTTTTATTGATGATAAAGATTGGCAGTTAGTTAACGAAGAAGCTGTTATGAGAGACCCAAACTTTCCTCGAGAGTCAGACCCAGCTTAATTACTTGTAACGTTTTCTAACCCAAAAGTTATCTTTGTAATTACCTTTGTGGTTATTTTTAGATTGCTTTAGCGCTTTACTAATTTGTCGTATGTTTAATTGCCAAGTACTAGTCCAATGAGCTCTTTTAATAGGTAGCACTTGTGCTATTGGAGTTCCTTTAGGAACAGTTCCTACAAAATCATTTCTAAAAAATACTGGTATATTTCCTGGAGTTTTCCATTTGTCTGCATCCATAATTCCAGACACTGCCATAAATGGTAAATCAAATCTATTAAATGGGTGGGTTACTAATAAGCTCCATCCTCTAGGTGCTTTGTAACCAACTTTAAGATAAATAGCAATACCTTCGTGAGAGTGTCCAACAGGGGGAGCCATATGCTTTCCAAGTTCTAAAGGTCTAGCGTGTAACACTTGGCTTTCTTCATCCCATCTAAAATGTTTTACACCGTCTTCATCTACCGACACATGTAGGTCTTGGTCTAATCTAACAATCCAACCACTTGACATTGCGTCAAAATAAGGCATGCACGCCCTTAATCCAGCAGTCTCTCCGTCTGAAAGAGTCAACTCAGATTTCTTATACCAATCAGGTAAGAATCTATGGGCCGGAAGTGGGGATAGTACATTTTCAAATTCAGGATAGTGAAAGAAATGCATTACTTTTTTCATAGCCCCATCGTAGCAGTAAGTTTGTGTTGGGCGTGAAAACGGCCGGTAATCTAATTAGAATTGACCTATGGCGAAATCTGAAGCATGGCAACGCAAAGAGGGTAAAAACTCTAAAGGCGGTCTTAATGAAAAAGGGCGTAAGTCCTACGAAAAGGCCAACCCAGGTAGTAACCTTAAACCACCGGTAAAACGTGAGCAGGCGAAAAAATCGTCTAAGTCCGCTGCCCGGAGAAAATCTTTCTGTGCTCGCATGGAAGGTATGAAAAAGAAAAACACGTCTTCTAAAACCGCTAACAATCCGAATAGCCGAATAAACAAGTCCCTACGCGCATGGGACTGTTAACCAAACTCTAGAGAATAGGTAAAACATGGCAGTAAATAATAATGGGAATCTATTAGATACCTCAAGCAATGTTGCCGTTGATTTTGTATGGGGTAATATGCCTATGCAACCAAACGACGACCGTGCTGCGGCAGTTTCCCCAGCAAATATCGGTGGAACCACTGGTACTAACCAACTTCAATATCAAACAGCAGTAGTAACTGCAGCCTCTGCTTCAGCAGGAGTTGTTACATACACAGCTGCTAACTCATTTCAAGCTGGACAGACTGTAACAATTACAGGTCTTTCAACAAGTGCATTTAACTTAACAAGCGTAATAATTGGAACAGTTTCTACAACACAGTTCACAGTAACTAACGGAGCCACAGGCACAGCAGTTACTGGAGCTACAGCTACCGCAAGCGTAGTTGTTGGAAGTCTTCCAGGTGTTGGAGCAGACTATGCATGGGCTGCCACTACACGAGTAGCAAGTGGTCGTTTGAACGTAGGAACTCCTGCTTTTAACAATCACAACATTGCAGAAGGTGAATGGGCAACTTATCCATCTTACACAGCAGCAACCGGTAACTACATTGTTACAGCTGCAAGTGGAAATGGAACAACTGTTACATACACTTCACAAAATAAACTTGCTGCAGGAGACTCAGTAAATATTACTGGCCTTACAACTTCAGCGTTTAACCTTTCATCTGCAACAGTTGCAACTGCAAATGCTACAAGCTTTACAGTTACAAGTGCAGTAGGAAGCGGAACAACAATCACTGGTCAATATGCAAAAGTTGAAGCTACAAACGCAGCCGCTTCAGGTGATGGTGCATTTGTTTCAGGAACTGCATACATCGTAGTACCTAGCGTACTTGGTGAAACAACAGCAAATGCTCTTGATGAACTTTTGGATGCTGGTTACGAAACAGCTAACATTACAAATACCACCGGAGTTACAAATACAGCTACACAGCCAACTCAGATTAACGTTACAACCACAACTGCAGCAACTGTAACAATTGCAGGTGGAACAGGCACATGGCCAGTAGGAACTAAAGTAACTATTGCCGCTGGTACAGGTATCCCAGCTGCCGTTGTTGGTACTTGGTATGTAACTGGTGGTTCAGGAAGCACACTTATTATCGCAGGTACAGGATGGACAGTTGCCGACACAGGCGCTATCACACCTGGAACTCGTTTAACTGGTACAACTGGAACTGTCAAAACCCAAAGCACAGCAGCAGCCACAGCAAGCGTTGCAACTACTGCCACAATTACAATCACCTCCTGGGCCTAATAACCCAAATAAAAAAGCCCCTGGTTATCCAGGGGCTTTCTTTTTTTAACGTTTAGAGTTTCGTTTTTGTCTTCGTATAACTACTCGGTCGTGTTCTGTGGTCCCAGCCCATACTCCCATTATTAATGGTGTTGTTAATGCGTATTCAAGACACTGAGATTTGAATTCACAGGATTTACAAATTTTTCTAGTATATCTAATATTTATTGCGCCTTCCGCTGCATTGTTTGGAAAAAACAAATCAGGGTCTGTTTGGGCACATGGTTGTGACCCATCAAAAAAAGGTGCTTTAAATCTATCAATACCAGCTTTTTCGTTCCCAGTGACTCCATGCATTACATGCGCTCCCGTATCTTTTATCGATATAAAATAATCCAGCTAGTATTTGTTCTTTAGCATCCGAAGTCTTTTTAAATCCGTAAGCTTCCCAAGTTGAATCTAAAAACTGTGGGATACCATAAGCTGTTGAATTTTTATTCTGAGCTTTAGGATTAAAATGACTTTCTTTGTTCCATACATTACGCAAACATTCCCATTCTTGCAAGTCCCATCCTGATGAATACACCATTAGAAATGCTAAGGCTTCTGCATCAAAATACTTTGAATATGGGCTAATGATTGCTTCTCTTGCATCTGTTCTACTTACAGAAACTGTAACACGAGTTAATTTAACTGTTGTTTTAGGTTCTGCTGTAGCCTCCATAGTTACAGATTTAGATTCTGTTGGCGGAGATGCTATTGCCGGTGTAACTATAAATGCAGCTACTACCAACAATGACACACATGAGTGTGTTATCTTTCTGATATTAAGCAATATTATTGCTCCTCTCAGGTATATCTAGCCAATCAAACTTTTGTACTCAAGTCAAGGCGAACTAAAAGTATTGTTTTTAGAGTGACAGGTGTTACTAAAGTAATGTATAAATAAGTAAATACACGTGACATTACACGGAAAATAAACTGTTTAGTTAAAACTACAAACAGAAATGAACATTTTATGTCTCTCATGGATTGGGCAGCTACCTTATCCGGCTTCGCAGCCTTTTTAGGAACCGTCGTTTTATCAGTACGATGGATTGTTAAATCATACTTAATAGAATTAAAACCCAATGGCGGGGGTTCAATAAAAGATGTCGTCAATGATATTAAGCGCGAAATGGTAGAAGTCCGCGTATCACTAGCCCGCTTAGAGGGCAAGTTTCATCAGCATGTTGAGGAAACAAAAGACTAATTTAGGCTGACGCCCCCGACTTCCTTGGGGCAGACTTTATAAAGCCGGTAAAAACGGCTCAACCAATAGAAGGAAGAAATATGTCAAAATCATTAAAAGCAGCACTAGCATCCTACGGTCGTTCATTTGCAGCAGCAGCACTAGCCGCATTTTTAGCCACTGGTGGAGATGTTGCAGCTTTAAACGCTGATTCACTTAAAACTATCTTAAGTGCCGGCGTTGCAGCAATCTTGCCTGTAGCAATGCGTGCATTAAATCCAAACGACAAAGCATTTGGTAAAGGCGCAAAATAATAAATGGGTTTACCAATTAAAGACGGAAAGATTACAACTGCTTATAAAAAACTTGGCAAAATGTGGTCAAAAGGTTATCATACTGGCGTCGACTTTGCATGTAAGGAAGGCACAGACATCCTTGCTGTAGCAAACGGAAAAGTAGAAACAGCAAATTGGGGAAAATCTTATGGAACCCAAATTGTACAAAAAGTTGAAGGTGGATGGGTAATTTACGCTCACCTTTCAAAGTCTCTTGTAAAAGCAGGAGATATGCTGACAATGGGCCAACATATCGGGGAATCCGGTAACACTGGCAATTCATCTGGTCCTCATTTACATTTTGAAATGAGAGACAACATTCGCTGGTCCGCTGGGAAAGACATTGACCCTAGCGCTGTATTAGCGTCGTAATTTAAGATAAACTAATAGGGCAGGATGACCTCCTGCCCTATTGTCGACTTAGGAGAATAAAATAAATGGCAACAACACCTAGAGCAGCTACACCTACAGTAGTTTGCGATATTAGTGGTAAACAAGCTCATTACACAGTTCCAGCAGATAAATACCCAGAAGCTGCAGGAAACTATGCTTGGGATTGCATACCTACACATTTAGGCGCTGCAGCAGCAAGAGGAGAATTTCCTTTAGCTGAACCAGGCGCATCAGAAGAATAATTTAATTTATAGGGCAGACTATCTGCCCTATATTTTTTTAGGAGATACATATGGCGATTCAATGTGCAAACTGTGGAAATGATGCGCACTACAGTATTAGAGACCGTGGAGTAAGCCCGGTTGACTATTGCAATACTCATTTACCAAAACACTTATCTCCTCGAGCTATTCGTGGAGATTTTAAACTTATAGAAAAAAAGAAAGAGCCTAAAGCCAAGGCTGAAGAATGAAAACAACAAGGGTAAAAGCCAAGCA